AAAAGTAAATCTTACTTGGATATTCCTGTACTGAAATAATTTTCTTATCTTAGCAACTCACCATTAAAATAACAAATATGAAATATTCAGATGTTTTCAAAGAAATGATTGAACTACACAGTGTATACACAGATATGTTGTGGTTTGCAAGGACAAATGAAACTACCCTTTCTACGATTGAATTGGCAAGAAAAAACTATGATAGAATTGAATCACAATTCCCTGAGCTTGTAGACAAATTGAGAAACGATGATTCAAATTTTGAACATGGTTTTAACTCAGGTGTTGTAGCCGCAATCAGATATATGTTAGACCTAAAAGAAACTGACTTAGAAAATGCTCGTCAAAATTTTCCCGACTTGGATAGTTAAGCCTGAGCTGGAAAAGCACCTGTAATTGAACTTGGAACGGGACCATACCAACTATTGTAAAACTGAGTTGGTTTCATTGCAATTGACCTACGATTTGCTGACCCTCTTTCAGGTAGAATCTTTCCAATATCAACGACATTATACTTTGGATATAGGTTAGCTTTGGCACATAACCATCTCCTCATATTTTGGTCAAAAAACTCAGCTGTGGACCTTGCATTATCTTTAAGATACTTGAATGTTCTGATATCAATGTTTGACCCTTGCTCGTTTCTATTCTGTACAAGACCCACATTTACCCACTTCACAAAGAAGTTATCAAGTCCGTGGTAATAAGCCCACTGAGTTGTTGCAGGAACGATGTATTTGTCCAATAGATACTTGTTATCAGGAGTTAAACTACTACCTGATACTTGGAATTGTATTTCTTCATAGAGTGGTTGACCCAGTGTCTCCTGAATGTTTATATTTTGGGCAGTAAGGATTGCAAATCTAAGTTCACCTGAGTCAACATTTTCGTTGATTGCAGTATTCGTTTTCAAATAATCCTCGGATATAAAAAATACATCAGTCATTAGATTACAGTGTTTTGTTCAATTTTTAGGTCAACAGGTATTCCGACATTTGTAAGTTCAATTAAAGGTTTCAATTCACGAATTAAGAAATTCTGAACTGGCATAATTGATGTTTTCATAAATAACCTGTGGGCTGTTTCAAGTAATTCAGCACCTGAATTAAATCCTGTTGGTGAAGGAAGACCAATAAGAGCTCCATCAGGGATTTTATGTCCTGATAAGATTTGTCTTTGGATAAGTTCAAAGATTTCAGTATAAGCTCCTTGCTGCATTCCTGATGCTATCTGTGTGATTTCTGGTTTACCCAAATCCCCATCGGAATAGCTGACGGTGATACGCCCCGCTGACGAAGGACCAGAGTAGCGATTTTCAATTTGACGAAGTATGTCCCTTTCTTCTTGTTCAGATTGAGGATAGCCATCAGAAAAATGCACCCACAAACCAGGATATCCGCCGTTAGTGATTAGTCCAAGATTGTGTACAGATATTGCATGGTTCAATCTTATGTCGTTTGCAACAGAAAGGTATTGTGGTGCTCCATAAGCCCAATAGGCGGGGTTTCTATCCCTTATATGAACAATCTGTCTGTGAGTGAATACCTTTGGATTAAATTGAAGAAATTCAATTACCCCTGACTTCTTAAAGTTTAACCAGTCACGGCAGTAGTAGTATTTTTCAACTTCCATTTCTGCGTTATCAGGTAAACCTACCCTCATATATTTTGATGGAATATAGTGTATACCAGCAAGTCCTTGGCTTCTGTCTTCCTTCCAAATAACTTCAAGGAATAAATTACCTGTAACAAGGTAATCAAATACCATATCTCTGAATACATCATTCAAAGTTTCTTTGGTTGAAATACGATAGTCAGTAATAAATCCTTGTCCCACGACATTGTCTATCTTGGAACGAATACAAGCATTATGGATTGGTGAAAAATCCAATAGGTCATATAGACCCATAACAAATATGTTATCTTGTCCCCAACTTACCCAAGGCACACCACGCATTACACGCTCCTCAAATTTAACGAGGGAATCAAGTTGTTTGGAAAATTGAATATTTTGTATTACTTTCTTCATCTTATAATAAATATAGGTTAGTTTTGATATATAATAACCGCTTCCGTATTACCTGTGTAGTTTAGTGTTCCTATTGGACTATCAGTTTCTACCATCAACATTCCCTCATATACGACATCATAAGATTGTGAAGGAAGTAAATTCGTTGGTGAATATTGCTCATAGATTTTTAGATACCACTCACCAGGAATTAGATGAACATTTGCGGTTGTCCCTGAACTACCAATTAAAACCTCAGGTAAAGAATCGTCAATTGATATCAAAAATAAATCCTTTGAAGGCTCATACCCCACAGCAAGTGATGGCTCACGATAAGGAATAAACCTTGCCGTCTGTTGTGATAACTTATGACGAACGGTCCACAAATAAGTAACAGCACCAGCTAACGACTTGTTTCTTGAACAGGTAACTAGTGCTTGATTATTTAATGAACCTTGTTGTAGATATATCATAGTTTATTTCTTTTTAACAACATACACTTGCATCAACAAGTATGTAAACATAAGTTGTTCCCACAAAATTATGAGTATAAGAACAACCTGTTACTCCATTTGGACAATCTGCTGAGTCCCCGTTTATACCACAGGTTAGTAAGGTTGAAAATACGATTGTATCCCCAACTTGAAGACCTGAAATGGTTGCAACATAATCACAACTCATTGATGATGGTGTTCCAATTCCTAAGTATGAACCACCATTAAGACTATAACCAAACTCCTGTGAAGTGTTTATATATCTTGCATAAACATACAACTGACCACCAGGATTTGTACTAGTCTGACTTGGAGTAACTTGTGGTGTGCCAGTCTGTGTAGGAGTCGCTTGTGGAGGGGTGCTTGACGGAGTTTGCGTTATGGTTTGTGTTGGGCTAGTGGTGGGTGTGCTTGTTACTTGTGGGGTCTCTGTGGGAGTCAATCCAATTGTTACGCTTGGAGTTGGAGTCATGCTCGCAGTGACTTGCGGAGTTTGAGTTAATGTGGTCGTCGGGCTCGGAGTTACTGTCGCTGTGGGAGTGTTTTGTGGAGTTACAGAAGGAGTGGGTAAGTTTTGAACAATGGTAATAATGTAGTTAAGACATTCCCCCTCTGATTGAACTTTAATGTTCAATGTCCCATCAGGAACAAGTGCAGTATAATAACCATATGTAAATGCAGAAGCAGGAACATCTTGTTCAAATGGAATAACATAGTTATCCACATCTGAATAAAGATTAAATGGTCCAACAGCTGAACCCATATTAGTTAATGTTATTAGAACTGGTATTGCCATATATTAAGGGATTGTACAACTTAGTCCAGCACAGTTTGAACCACCTATCCAAGTCTCCAATGTCCATGTTGCGGTAGGTCCTGACGCATTACTGATTAGTTTATATTTGTAAGTTGATGAACTACTACAAACGAAATTACCAAGAGCATAATAAACATTTGATTTCAATTTAAGTGTTCCTGTGGTAACAAGAGCACATGAACTTTTATCGTAAGCTTCTACATTATAGAAGAAATAACCTGTTCCCAAAGTAGGGGTAGGCGAGTTAGTAACACTTGGTGTTTTAGTTGGAGTCACGGTGGGCGTGGGCGTAGGGTTGATTAAGGAATAAGCATATTTTGTTTTCAAATAATTCAATACTTGGTCAAATTCGGATTGTGTTAATAACTTATTATAACCCAAAAATTCAAACACAGAAATATCATTCACATTCGCTGAACCTGAATCATAACCAAATCCAATGTATACCGCATTTGTTCCAGCGTATACCGTAGAAGCACTCGTGCCAACAACATCGTTTACAGCGGCGGTATATCCTGTTGTAGTTAAACCTGACGCTGCAAATAAAGTTGACCCCGTTGTAAATGTAAATTGTCTTCTACCAGGTCTACTTCTTGAAACAGTGGTTAATGAACCATCATAGAATTGATAGTCAAAAATTGAGTTTGAACTTGTATAACCAGATGCTTCTTGTATTCCAATAGCCCAACCTGCTGTTGACCTATCTTTAACATTAGCCACAAAGAAGAATGTCTTACCTGTAAATGTTGTAGCAGATGATGGGTGATTTAGATACATCCAGTCACGACTTGTGAAATTAACTGATTGACCTGTATAACCAAATCCAAAAGTATCGTTAGAAACAATTTGTGGTTGGTTTGCTGCTGTCGGCTGAGTCAATGAACCACCAATTAAACCATTATTAGTCCAAGAAGAAACAGAAGCTCCATCTGTTGACTTAAACCAGTATTGAAGATTTCCTATTGAGCTAGGATTAAATGCTGGTTGAGTAGCGGTCGGGCTAGGAGTTATTGACGGAGTTTGTGTCTGTGTTGCAGTTAAAGTAGTTGTGGTAGTCGGACTCGGCGTCAAGGTAGTAGTTGGTGTGAATCCAGGTGTTTGTGTTGGCGTCACACTCGGTGTAATTGAAGGCGTTTGTGAAGGAGTAGCGGTTAAAGTCGTAGTTGTCGTTGGTGAATTTGTTACGGTAGGAGTGTTGGTTGGAGTGCTCGTGTTTGTTGCAGTAGTTGTGACTTGTGGAGTTGCGGTAGGCGTGCTAGTCTCAGTTGCAGTTAAAGTAGTTGTAGTGGTCGGAGTAACCGTTGGGGTCGCCGTAAGAGTTTCAGTCGTGGTAGGCGTCATTGTCTGAGTAACAGATGGAGTTACTTGTGGAGTTGCGGTCGGGGTTAAAGTAGGAGTATTTGACGGAGTTTGTGTTAAAGTCGGGCTTGCGGTCATTGAAGGGGTCGGAGGCACAGGTGAATAAACCGCACTACCTGAAAATGTACACCCTGTATTTGAGGCATAGATATAGTTATCGTGGAATGGTCTCCACTCCCCAAGATATGGTGACCACCAAGTCTTTAAAAATGTTCTTCTTTGTGTAGACATCTTTTAGAATGTTGAGCCTGAAACAACCCATGAACAAGTGTTTATATTTGATGGGAGGTCTAATACCTCAGTCTTTTCTTCTGCTGTTAAGCAGTCATAAATTCTTTCTTTGATGATAACACCATAACCTATTGGTAATTTATCACCAGTTTCCAAATCAAACTCACACATTTCATCAGGCAAAATCTGCCATGTTTGTGCTTGTTCGTTTGGATATCCCATACAAGTATTGATTCTTGTTATTAAGTCTTTTGCTTCTTGTTCCTGCAAGAAAATAATATATTCTACCATGTGTTAAATTGATATTTTGTTTTAAGATAATTGACTACATTGTTAAATTCAGTTGAACTCAACTTTCTATCATACATGATATATTCGTGTATTTGTATGTTAATACCAGAACCAGGAGTGTCCAAACCGAATTGTATAGAGGAAACAATTGTTGAATTGAAAAATGCATTTGAAATAGGTGCGATTACCCCCGCTCCAGTCAACACTTGAACCTCAAAATCTGAGGTATTGCCTGAAGCACACATTATCTGAGGAATACCATTGAGTGTATTTGCGCTAGCACCTGGTATTGTGAACAAGTCAGGATTAAGAGCTATTCTATACTCTGAACTATAATTTTGATATTCAAATGAAGTTGAAGTAACAGGAAGTGATGCCACCGCATAAATTCCACTTTGGCTAGCATTATTAGCCATTCTACCAACAAAGAATATTGTACTAGCAGAAAAATCTTTTGTGGTAAATGTTCCATTCATGTTGTCCCTTGTTAAAAACTGAACAGCGGTTCCAGTATATGAACCAAGAGTTGCTCCTGTTATAATATCGGGTTGTCTTGCACCTGTACCTTGAGTAATTGAACCACCTAACAAACCATAGTTTGTCCAAGATGAAACTGATGAACCACTAGCACCCATAAACCAATATTCAAGGTCTGTTATTCCTGACGGTGAAAATGCTGGTGGTGTGCTACTCGGCGTTGGAGTGCTCGTAACTTGTGGTGTTATGCTCGGAGTTGGTGAACTTGTCTGCGTAGGAGTCGGAACAGGTGATGCCCATTCGTCATATCTCCACTTGTCTCTTAGATATAGTTCAACCGCTTCTTGTTCTGATGATGATAATTCATAATTGAATACCATCATTTCAGCTAATTCAATATTGTTATTTGTACCGAATAATTGTTGGGTATTGTTGGTAGTACAACCAAGATTAAAAGCATTCCATCTTGGACTAACAGTTGTTCCTGTAAATAGTGTTGTACTTGTTCCTGCTGATTGGTTTAATTCCCAACTACCAAAGCCAGGATTAGCAGGTAAAACTGCTTTCATCAAAAACTTACCATTAAGTGTCGTTGAAGTATAAGGTGTAGGAACACCCGCAACTTGTGATGATGCTTGTGGATAAATATTTGTATTATTTAAATTTGTTCCACCAATAAAACCAGCAAATTGTAATCTATCAAAAATATCAGACCCACTTTGAGCAAGTGTTCCGTTCGTATTACCTGAATATAACTGATTCGTAAAGGCTGGTGTGCCTGCTGGATTTGACCAAACAACAAATATGGTTGACCCTGAATGTAATAATGGTGTTCTATCAAAAGCAACCAATCCTTTTCTTAAAGCTGTTGAAGCGTTTGGTGTAAATCTGATAATATTTGGTGAACCAGGGAACGATGTTGAAGCAGAATATGTTGGATACCTATCAGATGTTTGACCTGTTAAAGTCCAATTCTCAGTACCCTTAGAGGTAAGTTGTGAAATATATGTTGTTCCACCCGACAGAATTAAATTCATTGTCGTTGAATCACTTGCATCAAACCACAATGATGGTTGAACAATTGGATAAGGTGTAGATGATGGAGTTACAGATGGGGTTAAAGTTGTGGTAGGAGTATTCGTGGGAGTTTCAGTCAAGGTTGGAGTAATGCTTGGAGTAGGAGTCGGTTGACTTGTTGCTGTTTGCGTTGGCGTAACAACAACATCAGGACCATAAGCATCACCGATACCTGAAATCATTTCACCTGTTAAAATCGCTGAACCCAAGCGCGTTCTTTGAGCTTGGGATTTCATCAATTCTTGTATTGTTGGTTTGTAAACTCTAATATAATTTCCGACAGGTCTATAATTTCTGCCACCCCATTGTAATTTCATGTATAAAATATTGGCTAAAATAAGGGGGGAATAAACCCCCCTTAAATTTATATATTAGGATTGAACTGTAAATCCTGTTGCGATTGCTGCTAATGTTGTTGTAACATCAATCTCACGAGCGGGATTTGGCTCCCCTCCCGTCATTGTAACTGATATTCCATTTAAATCATTATACGCCTGACCCGTCTGCTGACTAGCAGTGGTCACCATCGCGCCGTTACTCCAAGCAACAGCCCAATAACGCTCATTATTATCTTTGATAATAATGTAAAGTTCATTTTGTTTTACCAAATCAAAGAATAAATTTCTAAGCGTTTGGTTAAGTTTCGGTAAGGATATTACCACTGCTGGTTGGAATGTAACAGATTGAGCAACATCGTTAACCAAAATATCCTCAGTGAATGAAGAAGATTGTTTAACAAGTTCAAAGTGATACCAAGTCCCTGAGCCACTGAATCCAGTAATTTCATCACTACCAGATGTTGTGAAGCCAGAAATCGTATGACCACTATCACCCAAAATCCACATTTCTTTGATACCACCAATAGATGCATTTCTACA